GAATTTTCTGCAAAAAACGTGGGCACAGCTGTTGGTAATGTTGTGCAAGGTGTAAAAAATACTGCTGATGCTGTTAGTGGTGCATATGATTCTACAAAAGATGCTATTAGTGGTGCATATGATTCTGCAAAAACTGCAGTATCTGATTTTGAAAAAGGATATGATTCAGCAACCAAGCAACCAGCACCTAAAAAAACACAGAAAGTCAATGAAGAAGAGTATTGGGATTTTACAACACTATCGGAATTAGTTGATATTAAAAAATTGAGCGGATTATAATATGGATATGAAGAAATTTCTACGGGCACTAGATGATGCCATAACAAAACCTGTGGAAGGATCTGATGATATTAAAAAACCTTTGTCTATAATAACAGAAGGAACTACAACGCATAAGGTTAGTTTACCTGTTCAAATGGCTATGCAACATTATGCTGCAGCTATGCCATCTACCGTTGAACAGCCTTCATTGTTAAAACGATATTTTGCCGAAGCAGAAGAAGCAGTTAATCAATCCAAAATTGAAAAACGACAATTAATAAACCAATATGCAAAAATAATTGCAGAAAGAGTTCTAATGAAAGAATCTAGTGCAACATCAGCCACAACTGCTAAAAATAAGAATGGTATGACGGCTGGAATCTCAGCAGACCCTCAAGCAATGGGTAGTAACCCCGTAGATATAATTAAAATGGATGTACCATTATTGTTACGAGTACTCGAATATGCAAGGGAAGATGCCAAGACCGACATCGACCTGCATAATGTTGTTACAAAATTAATTGATTTTGGTAAAACAGAGGATGTCTTAACAATGACGCATTACGAAGCCATTGTTGGTGAGCAAATGTTATTACCAGACCCATCCAGTAATAAACACGTGAATATGGCGGCAACTACTCGGGTAAGAAAAGGAAATAAATAAATGGATTTTAAAGCATTATTATACAAGTTAGATAAATTAAATGAAAACACCACATCTAATGATATTAATTTAATTATTGCCGGGACTGAGCAGAATGAAGCAGAACGAATTAAAAAATTATCTGCGGCAGCTACCAGATTAAATGTAGCTGGACTATATGACCCCGTCACTGGAAATTATGTCACCAAATTGGGTACTATCGAAGATAAAGGGACCAACGAACAAACTTTAGAATTAGCTAGACTTGGGTTATTACCAGCAAACGCAAATCTTGGCACTGCTGGAGTATTTGATAATGAACAAATCCATCAACATTATGTACAAGCAATGCACGACTTATCAAAACAGTCTGCCCAACGGTCGACTACCCAACAAGCAGAAATTGATTACATCAAAGGATTAATTGACAAATATGAAAAAGAAAAGGGTTCACTTATTATAAAAGAATCTACCCTTTCATCACAACTTATTGAAAGTTTTGGGTATCAGCCAGATTTATTGCAAGAATATAGTCTAGAACAATTAAAACAAGATGCTGCCGATTTTGGTATGGGGGTGGCTTCTGGTGCAACACTTGGTCACGACGTCGATTGGTACGCATGGATTCGTTCTAAATTTGATGATATTAGTGAAGAAAAAGCACGTGAATTGGCGTTGGCTGCGAAAAATGCAGCCAAAGAACGTAGTCCATGGTTGTATGACGCAGGTATGGTGGCACCAGGAGTAGCAGTTGGTGGATTACCCGGGCTGGCATATGTAGGTGCAGATCTCATGTATGGAAAAGAAGAATTTGCCGTCCCACCTGAAGTAAGTCGCGTGGTCAATTCGGTTAAATCACAGCCAGAAGTAAATCAACAAACTGCTGATAATGCAAAAAACGAGGTTGCTGCAAAATTAAATGTCAATAGTGAAGATCATGCCGAAATTGTCAATCAAGTAAAACACACGGCGAAAACTCAGAACAAGTCTGATGCAGCGGTATTGGCAGATTTGCTTGGGATTGAACCAGAACAATTAAATGAAACCATCGATATTTCAACTTTAACAGAAGATGAAAAATTAAGATATTTCAAATATAAAATCATGATATTGGAAGGTAAATTAGGAGCTGCTTCTGCATTATTCAAAAGTTTTTTAAATGGGGTTCGTGGTACAGCGCCGCAAATTTCCGGGAAAGCTAGTAAAGCTGGTAAAGATGGCAAGGGGGCAAAGACAAAAGGATCTAACGCAAACGCAGGCCAACCAACCCCCACTGCATCGGTAATAGCAAACAACGCTGGGAAAGCCATAAACATTGGCGGAAAAGTAGTAAGTGCAGTTTTGGCAGGCATTATCAATGTTGGCGGGCCAGTAACTAAATTTTTATGGAACCATAAATATATATCACTTATTGTTGCACTTGCTGCGTGGGGATATACGTTCAATGCAGACGGCAACCTTGAATCAACAAATGGGGCAAAATTACCGATTGCATCTTCGGATACTAATAATACAGATAATAACACCGCAGCGATCCAACCTGGTGGGCAATCACAATTGAGTCAGGCTCGCCCGGTAGAACCAGAAGATACTGAACTTGCTGCGATAAATAAAAGAATAGCATCACATCAACAATGGTTTGATCAGCGCAACACATCTAATCAACCATCTGCAGATTTGGAAATGTTAAAATCTGAAATATCGTCAAGATTAAAATTAGCAAGTTCTGATGCAGCACCGGACATCAAAAAACAACTAGATGATTTAAAAGCTCGGTGGCAAGCCGTTATTAAATAACAACAAACTCAATAATTACCACAAAACCAAAATATGGCGGGTATTAATACCCGCCATATTCTTACAATATAATTGACAATAACATATCATTATTGTATACTATACAAGTTTAATAACCCACAATAAGGAGATAACATGAGTCGTTCATATGGCCAAGAAGAAAAAGCTAAACTCGAAAAATTGATCAACGAAGGCGGCACAGTAATGCGCGAAATTGATGATTTGAGAGAAAGTTTAAAAGAAACTGTAAAAGCAGTCGCAGATGAATTAGACATTAAACCTGCAATCATTAATAAAGCAATCAAAATTGCATATAAAGGTGATTGGAATAATCATAACGATGATTGGCAAGAAGTAGAAGCGATTTTAGATATTACAAAAAATATTTAAAAAATTGCAAATTTAATGGAAAGGTAAGCAGGGCCACAATCCGCATTTTTGGTGCTTATGAGCCTGAAATCATAAAAATGGAGATTATAATATGGGAATTAACAAAGACTACGACTTTGAAGCATGTGAAACTTGTCCACCACTTTACGAATTTGCAGCTAGGTGTTCATGTAAAATAGAAGACGTACTGGTAGATATATCAAAAGAACTCAATGAAGGTATCTCTTTATGGGAGGATTCTGAATGAGTTACGTAGATGCAATGTTTGACCGCGATTCGGACTTCATCAAAGTGGTAGAACGAATTAATGGAAAACGGGTATTCAAAGAATACCCAGTACGCCATACATTTTATTATGAAGATACCCGTGGTAAATATAAATCCATTTATGATACACCAGTCACAAAGGTAGTATGCAAAACAACCAAGGACTTCAGAAAAGAATTATCAATTAACAACAATAAAAAATTGTTTGAAGCTGATTTAAATCCAGTGTTTGTATGCCTAAGTTCCCAATATCAACATCAGGATCCCCCATCCCTAAATGTAGCGTGGCTCGACATTGAAGTGCGATTTGACCCAGAACGTGGCTATGCATCACCAGATGATGCATTTATGCCAATTACTGCGGTCGCGGTTCATTTACAATGGCTAGATACTCTTATATGCCTTGCCGTCCCCCCACCAACATTGACAATGGATGAAGCAGTCCTGTTGGTGGAAGAATTTCCGAATACACACTTATTCAACACAGAAGCAGAATTATTAGATGCATTTTTGGATCTAATTAAAGATGCTGATGTATTAAGTGGGTGGAATAGCGAAGGGTTTGATATTCCATATCTCGTAAACCGGGTCACAAAGGCATTGAGTAAAAATGATACTCGTAGATTTTGTTTATGGAATCAATTCCCAAAACGCAGGGAATATGAAAAATATGGTAAAGAGGCCGTCACGTATGACTTAGTCGGGCGAGTTCATTTAGATAGCTTAGAATTATACAGAAAATATACCTATGAAGAACGGCATAGCTATCGGTTAGATGCTATTGCAGAATATGAATTGGGTGATAGAAAAACTGCATATGAAGGAACGTTAGACCAATTATATAACAATGATTTTAAAAAATTTATTGAATATAATAGGCAAGATACCATGCTGTTAGAAAAACTTGACAAAAAATTAAAGTTTTTAGATTTAGCAAATGCAATTGCACATGAAAATACTGTATTATTACAAACTACAATGGGCGCGGTCGCTGTTACTGAGCAAGCAATTATAAATGAAGCACATGACAGAGGATTCGTTGTACCAAATCGTAATAGACAAGATACAAATGACGGTATGGCGGCTGGAGCATATGTTGCACACCCTAAAGAAGGGATACATGATTGGATCGGTTCCCTTGACATTAATTCACTATACCCATCAGTTATTCGAGCATTAAATATGGGGCCAGAAACCATTGTTGGGCAACTATCACCCGCAATGTCTAACTCTTTTTTAAAAGGTCAATTAGCAAAAGGCAAATCAATTACCGCTGCGTGGGAAGGACGATTTGGTTCGTTGGAATATGATGCTGTTATGAATCGTGAGGTTGATACTTATATAACAATCGAATGGGAAGAAGGCGGTTCGGATACAATTAGTGCAGCTAATATTTATAAATTAATTTATGAGTCAAACCAACCATGGATGCTGAGTGCTAATGGCACTATTTTTACACATGAACGGGAAGGTATCATACCAGGATTATTGAAACGATGGTATTCTGAACGTAAAGAGATGCAGAAAAAATTAAAAGAAGCCATTACTTCAGGCGACAAAGAACAAGAAGAATACTGGGATAAACGACAACTAGTCAAAAAAATTAATTTGAATAGTTTATACGGTGCTATTCTTAATCAAGGCTGTCGGTTTTTTGATAAGCGAATTGGTCAATCAACTACACTAACTGGTAGACAAATTGCCAAACATATGGCAGCAGAAGTGAATAAAATTATTACTGGTGAATATAATCATGTTGGGAAATCTATTATATATGGTGATAGTGTAACTGGTGATTCAATGATTATATCCAACCAAGGTAGAATTACTATCAAGGAG